GTGTATGCTCTGGTTTCACTCAAGGCACTACTAAAAACCGTGAACAAACTTCTAAAGAATTGGTAGAAGTTGTAGATGTATTGGAAACAGATTTCGGTCGTATTGACTTGGTTTCCCACCGTATGTACACAGATGACGTAGTTGACTTAATCGAAGCACAATACTGGAAATTGGGTTACTTAATTCCATTCCACGTTGAAGATGGCTTGCGTAAAGGTACTTACAAATCTAAATACATCACTGGTGATGCTACTTTAGAATGTACAGCTCCTATTGCAAACGCTCGCATTTACAACATCAAAAAATAATACATAACATGGGGAGGGCGACCTCCCCTATTTTTTTTAGGAGGTACTATGAAACTAGGCACACAAGTAGAAGTTGACCCTAAAACTGGTGAATGGAAAATCAAACAAACATATGATGAAGGTGTAGTACTCCGTGAATGTAAACGAATGCGTGACAGCATGGAGGAAGGTAGAATTCATGATGGTAAAGCTAAAAAGATTGCTATGATACCACGCCATAGATTTGCTACAGATTTTGAATTGATGCAATATCAACAATGTCAAGGTAAAGATAATGTAGAGGCATCTAAGTGGTTAAATATCTGGTTAGCTAAAAACCCAGAATTTAGAACTACCAATACTATTTACTCTGAAAATACAGGTAAAATTATTAAATCTACAGCCAAATATGGGGGTATTTAATGATTAGAGTACAATCCGTCATTGAGAGTATTTTATATAACTTAGACGAAGCGTACAATAGACAACATTCTAATAATGAACTTATTGATGCTATTAATAGCGTATTGAGGTATGTAAATTTATCTCTTATAAATGTAGAAAGTTCTTATATTGCCAATAAGGTGAACATTAAACCAAATAATGGTGTAGCTAAATTACCTAGTGATTTTGGTAAGTTTGACAGTATTGAAGAAGATACTAATAAGACTTATGAAATTATGGGTAATAAAATCTATCTTGAAAATCCTACAACATTAAAATACTATCGTATTATTAATGAAGTAGAAGATGTAACAGATGAGATTGATTTACCAGCTGTATTGTTTGATATGTTTGTACGTTTCTCTACAATGTTATTAAGAAAAGAACCTGATAAAACAGGTGGTTCTGATGGCATGGCTAAACTAATTGCTGATGAAATCAAAAAGATGACAGCAAGTGATAGTAGCAGACCTATTGAACGACCTATGCAGTTCTATGTATAAGGAGCCGTAATGAAGGTAAAAGAAATGTTAATTTTAGCAAGACAACGCCTTGGCGATATGCAGAAAACATCGTACTCTGATATTGAGTTGATTTACTGCTTGAATAACGCTATCGACCGTTTGTCTTATGAATTATACAATCAAAACGACCCAGAACTTACAAAGAAAATGACATTGAATGGTACACAGGAAACTAAACGTCCTGATGATTTCATTGCATTTCAAGGTCAATTCCCTGTTGAATTTGAATACCGTGCTGACGGTCCTATTATGAAACATCTTGACCCAGAGTTTGATGGGGAACTTGAAATTGTTTATTACGTAGCTATGCCTCACGTTAAAAGCTTGGAAGATGAAATTCCATTCAAGCGTGTCATGTTTAATAAACAATTATTACAATTCTTGTTATATGAAGCTAAACCTTCTCTTGAAAAGGAAGGACAAAATAGCAATACTACACCAGCTGACCAAGGCTAGGAGGTAATATGACAGTAAAAGAATTAATGAATAAAGCGGCACTAAGAAACCGCTTATCTGATAGTATTGAAAGTGGGTACGATGACGATGAATTGATTGCATACTTTAATGATGCGATTGATTTTGTATGGCATGTACTTATCGACAATAATTATTATGAGGTTATCGGTGATATTACTTTCACACAAAAAGAAACACCAACACCGTCAGATTGGTATAAAGCAACCAACCAAGCACCATTACTTTTGAAAAACAAAGGTAAAACAATTGAATGTTATGGTGAATTACCTTATACAGTTCGGTACTATCGCAGACCTCAATTTGTATCTACAATTAATGATGAATTGCCGTGGACAAACGAAGCATTCTCTAACATTCTTGCTCAATTGACTATTGTATTCGCAATGAGTAATCATGAATTCGATATGACAGTAGAACAAGACTTTGTGGAGGCTATTATTAATTATTTATAGGAGGATAAATGGATAAACAAAATAACCTGCCATCTACCATAAATGGTGATGGTCGTAAATTTATCTCCTTGCTTAAAGGGTATTTGAATGATATTAAGGTCGCTTTAGAGGACCAAATTAGCGAAGTTACTAAAGTATGGAATGGTATAGCTGATAATCCAGACACCATTACAGAACAAATACAGAATATTACCATTGATGAAAAGAGTGTTAATGGTAATGTATCATTAATGTTACGTTGGGATTCAGTACCAATTAAACAATATGCTGGTGTCAGTATTGATGTTAAAGTCGGTGACTTTCATGATACTCCTGATATGTTTGCCAATAAAGAAGTATTCCAACATTATGACACTGGCAAAACTAACACCTTTACATTGCCAAATGTAGAAATTGGCAAAAAATATGAATTCGTCATTCGTGGTAGGGATATTCGTAATGCTTTGTCAGAAAAAGTCCATGCACCTGTAACATATTACTATGTATCTGAAAAAACCCATATCCCTAAATCACCATACGAATTTACAGTAATTTTTGATAAACGTGGTGCTTATTGGTCATGGAAACAGCACCCACAAAATGACTACCAATGGACAGAATTACGTTTAGATGCAAGTGTAGGAGAAGAACATAATCGGTTAGACTTAACTACTGGTTGGAATTCCACCTCTTTACCATATGCACGTGTCGGTACAGCCTACTTGTATAATAAAGGTGTTGGGAATTCTTATTCTGCTCCAACTACTTTAAATTATTCTAAATCTGTTCCTGCTGCTCCAACTCACATTAATGTTACACCTGTATTTGAAGGTCTATATATCACATTTGCAAGCATTCCAGAAGATTGTATAGGAGCTAAAATTTATATTAATAATGAAGAACATTTTGTGGCTGATAACAAGTTTAGTTTTAATTGTTCTACTGGTAACTACACTATCAAGATTTGCTACACTGATATTTTTGGTAATGGCGAGTTATCTAGTCCAGTAACAACAAGTACAGTGGAAGAAATTCCACCAGATGCTGTACACATTACAGACCGAACAGTATTTGATAACGGTGTAATTGTTGCAAAATATATTGGTGATAAAGCAGTTGTTGGTACAAAGATTGCCGATGGTGCTATTACTACTGATAAGTTAGTAGCCAATGCTATCACAGGTGATAAAATCGCTGCTAATGCCATTACTTCAGATAAAATTAAAACTGGAGAAATTACAGCTGAGAAGATAGCTACTGGTACTATCACTGGTGATAAACTTAAAGCTAATACAATTACAGGCGATAAAATTATTACAGGTAGCATTTCGGGCGATAAAATTGCAGCTAACAGTATTAGCGGTGATAAAATTCAAGCTGGTTCTATTGATACAAATAAAATAAAAGCTGGTTCTATTACTAGTGAGAAATTACAAGTAGATAGTTTATCATCTATCACGGCACGTATCGGTGAATTAAAAACGGCAAATACTGGTGCCAGAACAGTTATTAAAGATAACTTAATTGAAGTGTATGATAGTAATAATAGATTGCGTGTTAGAATGGGGGTATGGAATTAATGCCGCAAGGTTTACAAACATTTAACGAAAATGGGGAGATTTTATTAGACGTATCAGATAGAGTACAGAAATACCTTGGCGTAGCATTATGCCCTGAAAACGTCAACTCAGGAGTAGTGCAAAATCCATATTTGGAGGAAGGTGAACTATGGTATTTGATTATCCCAGATTCTTATCCAACATTAAATCTCGAAGGCAATACACAATTTTCGTACTCTGTGCCTACAGTAACAAAAGAAGGAGATAAACTTTTATGGTTTTTCACAACAAACCACGTTGGTTGCCGAATTTTATATGGAGTATTTTAATGAAATATTTTGAAGTGAACAACGATAAAAACCATTTGCAAATCGACGATACATATATGAATTTATACATGACAAGAAAAATTAAAGTGACAAGTCAGTCTGGAACAATACAATTTGAAAATGGAGAAATCATAGGAGCTATTAGCAATGGGAGCAATACCATTGATGGATATTGTTCTAATTCTTCCACGCACTGCGACTATTATATTAGTGATATTAACAATGCATATATTTACCTATTTGCAACAAAACCAATATCCTCATCTACTATGGGGGTTCAAATATTTAATGATGCTGGTGATTTACTATTTGACTCTAATCATAAACAGGCTAAAGTTATTGGAGTTGGTACAAATAATGGGACAGTAATTGGTACAAATATAGCTATAGCTGTTGGCGGATATACTACACAATCAGAGCAAACTATAGAAATAGAATCTGATGTATCATCTATACCGCACTTTGATTACTCTCATGGTTTTAACATTATTTATACATACACTTATTATATTTACCGTAAAGTTACAACTATTACAAGTAAATCGAATGTCTACCTAAATGGAGGCGTTATATCCACTAAAATATTTGATACACAAACAGTAGTCGATGGACCTAAGTTGGTAGACTCTGGAGTTAATGTATCAGAACTAGAAGCCTTACATATACGTGTAGATTATCCACCGGGAATTAGTGTAGGTATGAATAAGAGTAGTGGCGTTATCTCTGCTTTTAGTTATGTCGTTCTTGATGTTAATGGGTTATAGGAGGTTTAATGATTGAAATAATGCTGCCACCACCAAGGGATAGCATTCTTTTCTATTTATATCATAGTACACCAGATAATGCTGTATATGATATTATTTTCTGTATTTTAGCCGTAACAATTCTATTATTGATAGATATTCTATTGCGGTTTGTTATTGAACTTGTTGAATACAATAAAGCAGTTGGCAAAGAATGCACTACATGGAATATGTTTAAAGCATTATTCCTTGGCTGGGGGACTGTTACTCTCTCAAATGGAAAAACAAAAAGATTTTTAGTTAGTAAAGCATTTCGTAAATCTTTATTCTCTAAAGTGTCTTTTGAATATCCCATCTTCTTCACTCTCGCAGCTACAGCATGGTCATTACCTGATGTCCCTGTTATGGGCTTTAGAATAGATG